TGCTCATGTCAAGTAACACTGATGCGCCTTTAAAAGTTATTTGCTCATCATGACCGTTAATGTCTTTGTACTCAACAATTCTTCCATCTCTACCTTTGTAATTTCCAAAAGTGAACGACGCACACCCCTTTGGGTTTCTGTAGTCGTATTGTACTAATTTCTTTGCTTTCATCTTTTTGCTTTTTGTGATTAAATATAAAAAATAAACACACCCCCGAAGAGGTGTGTCTAAATAAATTTACGCTACTGTAATACCAGCTGCTGTAATAAGGGCTGCATCTACAATCCATCCAGTACCGTCAGATACAAGATTAATGTAGTCACCTTTCTTAAGTTTAGAAGCTACAATAGTTAAACCTGCTGTACCTACTAAAGAAATTGGTGTTACACCAGCCGCAGATAGAATACCGTAAAAGATAGTGTTTCCAACTGTTCTAGTTCCGTCAGCGTTTACTGTGTAAGATTTTACAACAGAAGCGTGATTAGAATTATCAGCAGAAGCTACAATCTTGTAGTTCAGTCCAACTTTAGGCATTGGCAATACAATAGTAGAAGCCGCACCACTAGCACCCAAAAGAATTGTAGAACCTGATTCAAAATCAGATAATACTACTTGGTTACTAACGTAAGCTTTTACTAGTACATTACTTGCTACACGACCCTTATCATGAGTCATGTAGTTTTTGTCTTCTTCCGACTTGAAGAAGCTCTTATTTCCGTCTAATTCTCTTGACATGATTTTTTATTTTAAAAATTAATTACTTATTATAGTACTAAACCTGTTGGCTTAAGAATACCACAAGAAAGAGGGTTACGAACAATGATACCTGATTGAGTTAACCAGTGACATTCAAACTTGTCATCTCCAGAAGCAGACAACATAGAAGCTGAATCGTAAGGGTTAATCATTCCTGGTACATATTTCTTTACCCAGTTACGGTTAGTTCCTTCAGCACCTTTAGCAATCAATTCAATGTTAGCAACACCTTGCTGAACTGACATATCTAAAAATACAAACATACCACTCAAAGTAACAGTTTTAAAACCACCTCCAGTAAGTTCAGAACCATTATTAACAGCAGCAGTAGCAGCTAAGTTCGGGTCATCAAATACTGGACAGTGAACTAAAGTAATTTTGTTACCTAAAGCTTGGTAAGTACTAAAGTTAGCACCAACTTGTACATCTTGACCATACTTATCAACCATTACAGTAGAAGCGTTAGTTCCAGAAGAGAATAACAAATCTTTCATTGCTCTGTGGAATTGAACACGACCTTGAGTACCTGTAAATACAACATACTCATTTCCTGTTGGAGCAGCAGCATTTAAAGATAACTGACCAATGTATTCAGTAATAATTTTTTCACTTAAATCTGCAGTAGAATCGTAAGTCAAAGTATTTGAATCTTCAATTTGTGCAAGTAGACCATCACCAATAATTGGCATGTTACCAGCAGCTGAAGAGTCTCCACCAGCAGTAGTAGCAGTGTAGTCAGCTACAGAAGAACGACCAAACCATCGCATAACCTCTAGGTCATACATAAACTGAGCTTCAGTTTGTTGTTCTTTAGTAAAGAACCATAGTCTGTGTCCGTTGTGCTCAACCCATGTAATGTCAGTTAAGTCACGAGCGTCGATAACTAATTTCTTACGAGAAGTAGTCAACCAGTTTTTACGAGTTTCTGGGTAAGCGTAACCTTCACCTACTTCAGCTCCTAAAGAACCTTCACCAAAAGCATTACCAATTACACCAATAACACTATTTGCAGAAGCAGTAGCTGCAACTACGTTAAGAGCTTTACCAGTAACAGTTTTTACGTTTGTACCATCAACGATAGTTTCAACGTGAACCTGAAGACCTGAAGCTAAACGTACGATGTCGTTTGCGTTAATCAAACAAGGAAGAGTAGTAGTATCAGTTACTGAAAAAGAAATTGAATTTCCAAAAACAGAATCAGTAGTTAAATCAGCCGCTAATTGTTGCTGACCTCTGTAACGATTCATTGACTTCCACTCAAAAGAGTTGTCACCTAATACTTTTTCACCAGCACCAAAGCTTAGTTTTTCAAGTAGGTAGGTAGTAGTGTAACGAGGGTAAAGCTCGATTACTTTTTTTGCAATCTCTGGGTACTTTAATAAGTTAGCCGTAAGAGAATTGTCTGCTGTGTTGTAAGCTGCATCATATTTTGCGCTATAAACTTTCATAAATTCTAAATTTTAATAATTAAATAATTGTTTTTATAAACCTTATATAATTACTAACCTATAAACTTGCTTGGGTCGAAACCCTTTTTAACAGGCTCAAAGCTTTTGGTAGAACGTCCACCTCTACTAGGTGATGTAATACCGTCAAGAACTTTAGATTTTCCTAGCTCAACGCCTTGCGTACGAACCATCTTGAAAATCTTATCCTTGTTTTGCCATAGAAAAGCGGCCTCCGCAACATTGGCATGAGACTCAAAAATATCTTGGGCAAAATTACCTTTGGTTATATAACTATATAGTCGTTTCTTTTCTTTCTGAGAAACCTTTCCTCCAAAAAACTCTTCTTTTTGTTTAATAAAACTCTGAAGGTCTTTTCTAGATTTAACCGAAGCTTCCTCTTTTTGCTTTTCTCCTTGCTGTTTCTCTGTTCTAAGTCTATCCTTTTCATTGTGGATATGCTTATTAAGTTGTTGACGGATTAAAGTAGCTTCTCTCTTAAGTAGCCCTGCGTCTGTCAACCTATCTACGGTGTCTTCTATTGCCTCATCTTCGTATTTAGATGCTCTCATATCAGCGATAACTAAATCTTTGTCTGATAGCTCTAAATAAGAATTAAGGTTTTCTATAACCTCGTTCTCTTTTACTTGTGGTTTTAAAGCTTCCTTAACTTTATTTAAGAACTCTTCTTTACTACCAGCTTCAATTCCTGCTTCTTTACTTAACTCGCTCCAATCAAGTTCAGGTGCAGCAACTGCTTCTACCTCTTCAGATTCATCCCAGTCAGATTCTTCTTCTGCTTCTGTTTTTTCAGAAACTACTTCTTCTTCCACTTCAGATACGGGCTCTTGTGTTTCCACACTTTCCCAAGAAAAATCATCAGATTCTTCAACTTCTTCAGTTTCAGCTACTTCTGTAGCTTCATCATTTTCTGTTACTTCTTCAGTTGCTTCTACAAGTGTAGGTTGCTCTCCTAAAAAAGAACTTGGGTCGAAACTTTGTGTAGTTTCTCCTGTAGACGATACTGCGTCTTCAATTAATTTGCTTTCTTCTGCCATTTTGTTTTGCTTTTAACTGTTTACAAATATATTACTTTTTTTCTATTGTTTTTCTGGACTCTGTACGCCTAGCGTTTTTAGCATCATTTTCTTTTTGTTGAAAATTAAAATCAGCTTTGACTTTTTCTAGAGATAGTTTATTTTTTTCTCTTGAGTCATCAATATCTCTGTTTGCGTCAGAAGCTACTTCTTGAGCTACAACTCTTGCTTCAGCATTTATCTGCGCTACTTTAATACGTCCATCAATCTCCATTTGTTTCATCTGCATTTCTGCCTGAGACTGAGCTTGTTGCGCCTCTGCTGCAGCTTGCTGTTGTTGCATAGCTTGTTCTTGCTGTTGCATTTGCTGTTCTTTCATAGCGTCAATACCTTGCTCAAGAACATGTTGCGCTTCAGTCATTGTATCAGCTTTAAGAACTTTAAGAGCATCTAACAGTGTAATAGAACCAGACTGCAATGCCGCTTGTGACATTTGTTGTACAGATTGCTTAAGAGCGTCATCTTTACCAGCATCTCCTAAGAAAATACCATAATCATTAAGAGCTACATCAGGAAGTACGTTAAGCATCTTGTATCCTGCATCTCCTAAAACGTATGCAGCTTTCTTTCCACCAGCCCAAGACATCTTCATTAAGTTGGCAAGCTTATCAAATACTTTCTTCTTTACTTCGTTATGCGAGTAGAACCAACCTCCTGTAGATATAGAAGACTGAGTTACAGCTCTTTGCACGTTACCTACATATTCGTACTGCTCAACAGCACCTTCTCTTTGTGGTGATACACCAGAAATCTGTCCTGCAGTTTGTTCTAGCATAAGCTTTAAGTTGATTAACTGCTGTACGGAATTAGATAAGGTAAAGTCTACTTGTTGGAACTGATTAAATGAAGCAGTCTCTCCACCCTCTTCTCTTGAGTTTATAGGGATTATACCATCATTCTTTAGGTGATACATCACCTCTTGCATATCCATACCAATTTCAGTTGGCATTTGGGATACGTCATAAACTACAGCTTTACCACCAGAACGAGCAAGAGCTAATTCAATATGGTACATAACAATGTTATATAGCATTTGTATATGACTTAGTATATCTACTAAACTTGTAGGTTTACCAGTTGTATGATTAAATATTACCCCAACGTATGAAAGGTCGGTAGTACCTGCATCATCAACAGACCTTACCTGGTTAGGTCGTCTTTGACAGTTAACTAAAATTTTACCACCTATTTGCGTTCCTTCCCAAATATCATCTACATATTTAGTCTCTATAGTTTCTCCTTTACGTTTTTTGTAATTGTCACCTACAGCTTTTCTAAATGGTCGTTCAGGATTATATTTATTTTCTGATACTTTAAACCTAAGAGCTTTAATAGATTTCCATTCTGCAGATACTACACGTACCTTTACAGTTTTAGATTCGTCTATCTCTACCCAGTTAAAGATACCATTCCACCTATCTAGGTAGTCGTTAGTTGCCTGACGCATTTCTTCTAACTCTTTT